ATTTTCTGTCTATCCGAAAACGGGCAGGAGCAGGCAGATCTGGCCGAGGACTCCCGAGCCCTGACAGATTCAGGCAAGGAACCTGGCATAGCGCCCCGATTGGAAACCGCGACATTGGGGGGCGGGAGCTACGGGCACCAGGTTGCAAAGGTCGCGCAGGAATTGTTGGGCGTTGACCTGATGCCGTGGCAGCTGCACGCACTTAACGGCCAGCTCGAGCACGACGCCGAAGGGAATCTGATCCGCCGGCGGTCTTTGGTGTCGGTCGCTAGGCAGAACGGCAAGACCATGGCATTGAAGGCCCTGATCCTGTGGGCGCTGACCGAGGAACCGAAGCGCCGGGGCGGGCCAATCATGCTGATCAGCACCGCGCACCAGCTTGACCTGGCTGTGGAAATCTTTGAAGCCCTTGCGCCAATCCTCGACAAGAAGTTTGGGGCCAAGGTCAAGTGGAGCTACGGCCGCAATGAAGTGATCATGCCCGACGGCACCCGCTGGCTGGTGCAGGCCGCGACCCCCAAGGCATTCCACGGGTTGTCACCGACCTATGTCATTGCCGACGAAGTGTGGGCAATCAGCCGCGACGTTCTGCTCAATGGCGCCCTGCCTTCCCAGCGCGTGATGAAGTCGCCGTTGCTTTCGTGCTGGTCGACCGCCGGCACCGAGGATTCCCTTGCCATGCTGCAGATGCGCGAGGAAGGGCTTAGGGCGATCGACGAAGGCCGCACCACAAAGCTCTACATGGCCGAATGGTCTGTTCCCCCTGGCATCGACCCCATGACCTCACCGGACCTGTGGAAAATGGCGAACCCGGCGCTGGGCTACACGCTCGAGCCAGACGTTCTGGCCGATGAAGCCGAGCAGGTGGACAAGGCTGCGTTCCTGCGGGCATCGCTGAACGTCTGGATTAGTTCAGAACGGTCGTGGCTTCCCCCTGGCACGTTCGACCGTCTCAAAGTTGACCAGATTCCCGCCGGCGGCGTGCTGGCCGTCGATTCGTCGATGGATGAATCGCTCTATTGCGGCGTAAGGGCGCAACGCGTCGACGAGGACATAATTGGAGTCACCGTGGAGTTTCTGGCCGATTCCCTGTCGGGTTGTTGGAAAGCCATTACCCAAGCAGCTGCCAGCTGCGACAAGGTCGCGCTCACGCCGTCGCTGTTTGACATTGCCCCGCCGGCGCTCGAGCGCAAGAAAGTCCAAGTCGGATACGCCGAGCTCGCCACGCACACCGGCACGATTCGGCAGCTGATAACCGAAGGCCGCATCGTTCACACCGGCGAGGAAATGCTGGCCGAGCATGTCGACCGAGCCGTGGGCGTCAAAACCCAGCGCGGTTATGCCCTGTCGTCGCAGCGGAGCTCGGGCCCGATCACACTTGCCAGGTGCATGATTTTTGCCGCTTCACTGGTCGCCCGACCGCAGTCCAGGGCAAAGCCTGCAATTGCATTTGGCAGGTAACATGGACCGCGCCTATGGGCGCCGGTGCCAGCAATGGCAAGGCTCATCACCTTCCCCGCCGGCGTTCATAGGTATCAAATCGTATCTTTAGCCGCGTTCGTTTGTAAATGACATACACGGGGAGCATGATTCGCCTATGGAGCTCTTCAAGAAGGTGAAGGCAACACCCGCCATGGCGTCGGCGCCGGTGGCCGCAGCTTCCGGGGCTCCACAGCCGGGGCACTTCATCGGCTACAGCGTGGGAGCCGCTGAGGATGCCGCGCTCAGTGTCCCCACGGTGTCTCGGGCAATCTCCCTCCTGAGCACCGTGGTGGCCACACTGAACCTGAAGTCGTACACGCTTCAGTGGACCGGGCAGGAATACGAGGAGCTCTACGTCGAGGGCGAATCGTGGATGACGCGCCCAGATCCCAAGATCACGCGCAACTTCATCATGACCAAAACCGCCCGCGACCTTATTCTGTACGGCCGGGCGTTCTGGATGGTGACGTCGCGCTACTCCACCGGCTACCCCGCCACGTTCCAGTGGCTGCCAGCCAACCTGTGCGACACGCCCGACAACGCCCCGCCGGAATGGTTCGGGCCAGCCGACAAGGTCAACTTCAACGGCATCCCCCTGGACACTTCCCAGCTGGTGCAGTTCCTGTCTGGATCTCAGGGGATCATTTACTCAGGGCGCCGGGCAATTCAGATTGCTCTGAGGCTTGACCAGTCGGCCGAGCGTTTCGCCACCAACGAGATTGCCGCCGGCTACCTGCAGCAGAAGGGCGGCGAGCCCATGAGCGGTGAGGAATTGGGCGAAATGGCCGCTGCCTGGGCGGCTAATCGTCGCACCAACGCCATTGGCGCACTTAACGAGCTGGTGTCGTTCGAGTCGTTCGACGTCGACCCGTCCAAGCTGCAATTGGTCGAAGGCCGGGAGTACCAGACCAAGGAGCTGTCACGGCTCATGGACATTCCCGCCTACTTGCTGGCAATCGACCAGGCAGGTTTCACGTACGCCAATGCCCAGCAAGCCAGGCAGGATTTGATCCTATTCGGAGCGCGTCCGATCCTTCACGCAATTGAGGAACGGCTTTCGATGGACGACGTTCTCCCCCGAGGCCGTCACGTTCGGTTCGCAATCGACGAGTACCTCGAGGACTTCACTTACACCGAGGAAATGCCGGCGGAAACGCTGGTCGACACCGTGGAGCAGGATTCATGATCCGATTCAACGCTGACAGCACGCTGATCACGGCCGAGGCCGGGGACGCTGACCGCCCTGCCCGCATTGCGGGGATCGCCGTGCCCTGGGACACCGTGGCGACGGTTTCGGACGGCCAGCAGGTCCGTTTCGCCCGTGGCGCATTCGACGTTGACCAGAAGCCCGCAAAGCTGATCGAGAACCATGACCTCACCCAGCTGCGCGGCGTGGTTGACACCCTGGTGGACGGCAACGAGGGCCTTGAGTTTGAGGCGACCCTTGCCGACACCAGGGCCAGCCGCGATGCCGTGGCGCTTCTCAAGGCTGGCGCTTATGACGCCGTGAGCGTTGGCGCTCACCCCATCAAGTTTACGACCGACCCTGAAGGGGTCATGACCGTCACCGAGGCGGCATTGGTCGAGCTCTCTTTGGTCGCCGTTCCGGCGTTCAAGGAAGCGGTCATCACCCAGGTGGCCGCAACCGTCCCCGACCCGGGTGACGAGCAGCAGGAGCAGGACACCGACAACACCGAGCAGGAGCATGAGGAAATGTCCGAGGCCAAGATCGAGGCCGAGCCCATCGAGGCCGAGGCCACCATCCCGACCAACCCAATTCTGTACGCCAGCGCCAAGCCGCAGCTGCCGTCGGCCGTGGAGTACATCGCGGCCATGATCAAGGGCGGTCACGAGTTCGAGAAGGTGCAGACCGCTGTTCGCGCTGCGGCCCCCGAGGTCGCTGTCGCTGACACGCCGGGAATCATCCCGACCCCGATCCTCGGGCCGGTCTACAACAACTTCGTCGGCAATCGTCCGATCTGTGACGCTGTTGGCGTTCGCGCCATGCCCGCCGGCGGCAAGGTGTTCATTCGCCCCAAGGTCGTGACCAACACCAGCATGGGCGAGCAGGCGGCTGAGTTCGACACCCTCACTGCTGGCACCTTCGTGGTGGACGACATTCAGGTGACCAAGGGCACCTACGGCGGGTACGTCAACATCAGTGAGCAGGACCTCGACTGGACCGACCCGGCCGTCCTGAGCTTCCTGCTTGACGACATGACGCGGATCTACGCCAGCGCGACTGAGGAAGTGGCGGCTGACACGCTGGTGTCGGGCGTGACCAACAGCGACAACTTCACCGCTGCGAGCGTGGGCGACCCGTCCTACTGGGCCGACTGGATCGCCACGGCTGCCGAGACGATCGTCACCGGTTCCAATGGCAACTTCCCGACCCACCTGTTCGTCAACCCGAGCATGTGGGGCGAGATGGTGCGCCTGTCGGACGACAACAAGCGTCCGATGTTCCCGGCCGTCAACCCGCAGAACGCGCTGGGCGGTATGTCGTTCGGCACGGGCAACGGCACCGCATGGGGCCTGCAGGTGGTCATGTCGCGCAACTTCGACGCTGCCACCCTGATCATCGGCGACGCGAGCGGCTACGAGCTGTTCGAGCAGCAGAAGGGTGCCCTGTCGGTCGACAACCCGAGCGAGCTCTCGCGCACGATCGCTTTCCGTGGCTACTTTGCCGCCAAGATGATCGACGCGACCAAGTTCATCAAGGCCAACTTCGTCTAAGCCTGACTAGCTGACTGACTGCCCATGGCTACCTATGCGATCACACACCGCCAGGTCACTGACAACTTTCTTGTTGTTCAGACCATGGAAGGGACCGACATTGGTACCGGGCAGTCAGTCACGCTGGCAGGGCTCGGAGCGACCCTGAACGGCACTTACACCGTGGTGGCAGTGCCAACACATCTGTTCGTTGGCGTCGACGAGGAGGGTGACTTCCTCTTTGACTACGAAACGATCATTCTCAACCAGCTGATGTTCGACAAGACTCATGCCGATGTTGCGCGTGGGGCAGTCGACGGGACGCTTACCTGGACGACCACGGCAACGTGGATCACGGATGCTGACGTTGTCGCGTGGCTGGGCATCGCATCAGCAACGGCCAATGACACGGCTTTCATCACCACGGCCGTCAACGCGGCCAACGCGTATGCCTACCGCCGCCGGCGGGAAGCCGGGTATTACGACAGCCTGAGCACCGTGCCCAGTGCTGACGTCAAGCTCGGCACCATCATGTTCGCCGGCAGTCTGTACCGCGAGCGCGGCTCGGTGGACTCATTCGCATCGTTTGAGCAGATGGGCACGCCGGTCGCGTTCGGCAGCAACGGCCAGATCAACCGTTTGCTGGGCGTCAACCGTTCGCAGGTAGCGTGACTGCCTCCGGCATCTTTGCGGCCGCTCAGGGGACGCTGGTGGCGTCCCTGACGGCATTGGGCCTCAAGGTCGTCACCGACGTGCGCAATGCGCGGCCGATCACTGTCCTGGTCGACCCGCCTACGTTCACCTGCTTCAACAACAACATCGCCGAGATTGAATTCGGCTTGAAGGTGCTCGCCGCTCCGCCTGGCAACAGCGATGCGGTCGATTACCTCATCACCACGGCTGACACCATCATGAACAGCGGCATCAGCCTAATCCGGGGCATCCCGGGAATCATGCAAATCGGTGGGCAGGAAGTTCCCACCTATGACCTGACAGTTCGGGTCGGAACCCAAAGGAGCTAGCCACCATGGCGGCCACGACTTACCTTTCCCAGCCGGCGTCGCTGACCATTGGCGGCGTGCAGCTGGCAGACCAGTGTTCAGCAGTGACGCTGACCCTCGGCCAGAACCCGCTTGTGTCGACCGCGTTCGGCGACGGCGGCGAGCGCATGGTCGGCGGCCTGCAGACCGTGGAGGGCACCATCACCCTTTACGTCGACTATGGCGCCAGCAGCGTCGAGGCCACTGTCGCGGCCGAGCTGGGCGCCGGCGACACGGCAATCATCGTTCGCAAGGACGCTGGCGCCGTTGCGGCCAACAACCCCGAGTGGACGATTAGCGACACCATGATCGCCAACTACCCTGTGACCTACACGGTGGGCGAGCTGCAGGTCATGGAAGTGGCATTCTCGGGCGGCACCTGGGTGCGCGACGTCACGCCGTAAACAATCACAAGGGGTAAACGATGGCTGATTCAGCAGCAGTAAACGGGAACATTGCCTTCACTACGAAGTCAGGTTCATACGTCGTGGACATTGCGGGTATCAAGAACACCGTGGCGTTCGAACGTCATTTCAATGTTTCCGCCCAGGTGCTGCAAATGGCGCCCCGGCTGGAATACATCGCATTCATGGCGTGGAGTGCGGCACGGTCTAAGGATCTACCCGTTGCAGACACGTTTGACGGGTTCCTCGATGAGGTCGAGGACTTGGAAGTGATTGACGACGGCAAGCCTGCCGACTCAAATCCTACGGACGGGGGTCAGTCAGCCGAGCTCTAGCCCTAGTGCTGGTGCAAACAGGCTTCTGGCCCCCAGATGTACCCTTCACAGTGAAAGACCTGAACACGGTCTTGGAAATCATCAGAGAAAGCCAACGCTGATGCCGGCGACAGTCAAAACCGAGATTGTGGGCGTGAAGGACACAATCAAGGCACTGCGCCGGGTTGACCCCGAATTCCGCAAGGAGTTCAACAAGGCCGCTAAGGACGTTGTGGCGCCCATGGTGTCCGAGGCCAAGGCGCTTTACCCGAAGCTCCCGCTCTCGGGTATGGCGCGGTCATGGACCCCAAAGGCGTTTTCGATCTTCCCCTGGCAGATCAACAAGGTGAAGACGGGTGTAAAGGTCAAGACCTCGACGCGTCGGGATAAGAACGCCGTCTTGTATGTGTCTCAGGGCACGCCTTCCGCCGTGGTGTTTGAGACCGTCAGCAATAACAAGCCGCTGGGCATCAACATCAGGGCACGGCACGACCGCGTTCTGTGGCCGCTGGCCGAGAAGCACGCGCCGCGAATCAACAGGGGCATCGAGCAGCTGGTGCGCGAGGCTGAAAAGACCGTTCAGGGGTTGGTGGACTAATGGCAATCACAATCCCCATCCTCACCGACTTCAACGGCACCGGCATCGACCGTGGCATCGCGAAGTTCAACCAGCTTGAAGGGACCGGCGCCAAGGCTGGCTACGCAATCAAGAAGGCAGCAGTGCCCGCCGGCATCGCTGTCGCTGCTCTGGGCGCTGCTGCCTTTGATGCCGTCAAGGGCGCCATGGCTGACCAGGCGGCTCAGGAGCAGCTGGCCCGAACGCTGACGACCAGCACCAAGGCCACAAAGAACCAAGTGGCGGCGGTCGAGGACTACATCACCCAGACGTCAATGGCCGCTGCGGTTTCTGACGAGGAGCTGCGCCCGGCGCTTGCCACGCTGGCCCGGGGCACTGGTGACCTCGAAAAGGCTCAGAAGGGCCTAGGGCTTGCCCTTGACGTAGCCGCCGGCACGGGCAGGCCTCTCTCCCAGGTGTCTGAGGCTTTGAGCAAGGCATACGCGGGAAACTTGAAGGGCCTGAACGCTCTAGATCCCCGTATGAAAACGCTGATCAAGAACGGCGCCACGGCCGAAGAAGCCATTGGCATTCTCTCCAAGACCTTCAAGGGCGATGCGGCAGCTGCGGCCGACACCGCACAAGGCAAGTTCAAGGGTCTGGGCATCGCGCTGGAGGAGACCAAGGAAAGCGTGGGCGCTGCCCTGCTGCCTGCCATTGAGGCCATTCTCGGGCCGCTTCAGGCGTTTGGCGCATGGGCGCAGCGCAACCCCAAGGTGTTCCTGGCACTGGCCGCAGCAATCGGCGCAGTCGCCTCGGCAGTGCTGCTGATCAACGCGGCAATGAAGGTTGCTGGCGCCATTGCCCTTCTGACCAATCCCATTGGCCTGATCATCGTCGCCGTGGCAGCTCTCACCGCCGGCGTCATTCTGCTCTACAAGAAGTCCGAGACCTTCCGCGACGTACTGGAAAAGGTTTGGGCGGCGGTCAAGAAGGCCGTCGAGGTTGTCGTCGACTATTTCGACGGGCCGGTGAAGGCCGCGTTCGACGTAATCAGCGGCGCCATTTCGGCCATTGTGGCGCTGGTGAAGGGCGACTTCTCTGGCGTCTGGGATGGGCTAAAGAAGGCCGCTGGTGGCGTGCTGGACGGCATCAAGGAAACGCTGCTGAAGTTCCCCATCACCATTGCCACGGCCGTGCTGGACATTGGCAAGTCGATTGTGAGCGGCATCGCTGGCGGCGTGGCCGACCTTGCAACGAAGGTGTGGGACAAGATCAGCGGCCTGCCTGGCGCCCTCATTGGCAAGCTCGGGGACTGGATTGAGGGGCTCGGCAACATCGGAAGTCGAGTCATCACCTACATCGTCAATGGCGTCACCAGCCTGGCAACTGCAATCTGGAACAAGATCGACGGCTTTGTGACAGCGCTGATTAACAAGGTCGCCGGCATCGCCGGAGACATCAAGGAAATCGGCTCCAAGATCATTGGCTACATCGGGGATGGTCTGGAAGCCGGTGCAACCGCTTTGGCCAAGATTGTCAAGGGCGCAATCAACGTCGTGATTGACGCGCTGAACGTTGGCGTCAAGGCAATCAACAAGGCCATTGGCGGCATCAACAAGGTTAACCCGTTTGATGACATTCCCAACGTGCCCCTGATCCCGAGGCTGGCAAAGGGCGGAATTGTCACCCAGCCCACGCTGGCGCTGATTGGTGAGGCAGGCCCCGAGGCTGTCGTCCCGCTCAACAAGATGGGCGGCATGGGCGGCATCACCATCAACATCGAGGCCGGGCTGGTGTCCACGCCCGACCAGGTGGGCCAGCAGATCATTGAGGCCATTCAGCGGGCACAGCGGCGCTCAGGACCGGCGTTCGTCACAGCATGAGCACGCCGACCATTCAGGTGCTGGTGGGGTTTGAGCAAACCGTTGACTTTGCGACGCCTTTCCAGCTCGATTCCCCAACGTTCGGACAGCTCGACAACGACACCCTGGGCGGCATTCAGATGGTGGACGTAACGAGCATGGTGAAAAGCATTGGCATTACCAGGGGGCGCAACCGCGACACCGAGCAGTTCAACGCCGGCACGGCATCGGTCCTGTTTTACGACCCCAACCGCGACCTAGACCCGTTGAATGAGGATTCGCCGTATTACCCGTTCGTAGGCCCGCGCCAGCCCATTGAGGTCTACGCAAACGGCCTGCCGATCTACGCCGGGACGATCACGGATTGGGACCTCGACTACGACTTCACCACGCCCGGCAATCGAATGACCGCGCAGTGTGCTGACAACTTTACGGTGTTGGCGAACATGACGTTTGCCGAGTGGGCACCTGTCGAGCAACTTTCGGGCGCTCGGATTACGGCATCGCTGGCACGGCCTGAAATCGCTTATCAAGGCCCACGGAGTCTTGACACCGGCCTAGGAACAATGGGCGGCACACCGGGCGGCGGAAGCGCTTACGACGTTAGCCAGGGCACAAACGTTCTGAGCTACCTGCAGCGAGTGGCGGCGTCAGAAGGCGGGTTCCTGTTTATGGACCACGCCAACATTCTGACGTTCGTTGACCGAAGCCAGAACATCAACCCCTCTCCTCTTGCCGCGTTTACTGATGACGGCACAGGTATCGCCTACAGCTCACTGACCAACCAGTTTGGCGACGAGCTGCTGTTCAACAGCATCCAGATGCAGTCACCGGCAGGAAACGTGCAGACAGCTGCTGACACCGACAGCATCGCCAGGTATCAGGCATCGCAGTATTCCAAGCTCGATCTGCTCAACAGCACCACGGCGGAAGTGCTGGACCTTGCCAACGCTTTTCTGGCGACTCATGCAAACCCTGTTTTGCGATTCACCGGAGTCAGCCTGCAGCTGGCGGCCTACGACATTGACCACCAAAACGACGTTCTGGCGCTCGATTTGGTTGATGTGGTCACTATTCAGAAGTCCTACGACGTGGGAAGCCCTGCAAGTATCACCGAGTCGCTAATTGTCAGCGGCATTCAGCATTCGATTACCCCGAGCAGTCACACCGTGTCCCTTACTTTTGAGCACACAGATTCCCGGGCATACTTCACCCTGGATGCGCCAATTCTGGGCGAGCTCGATTCCAACTATCTCTACTTTTAGGAGAAGCCGTGCCCTGGACTACGCCCAAAACAGATTTTGCACCCGGCGACGTCTTGACCGCCGCCCAGATGAACGCGATTGGCAACAACCTTGACGCCATTGGTGGCGCATGGACCGCATACACGCCGACCTGGACAAATCTCACGGTGGGCAACGCGACGCAAGACTCGCGTTACATTGCGGCAGGCCGGCTTGTCATCGTCAATCTCAAGATCACCTTGGGATCGACAAGCAGCGTCGGAACCATTCCTGAGTTTAGTCTGCCCGAAAATCTTGACGCGAGTTACACGACTGGCGACACAATTGGTGATCTTAACCTCTTTGATACGAGCGCCAGCATTGTTTACTGGGGCAAGGCGCTGCCACGCACGGCACTTACGGGCGCCCGACCGTTCGTTGATTCAGTTGCGGGTACTTACAACACACCGGGAATCATTACCGCAACAGTCCCGTTCACATGGGCGACTGGGGACTTGATTACGGGGACGCTTATCTATGAGTCCGTTTCGTAGCCAATGAGCCCCGAGGACGCGCACACGATCCGCCAGGACATACGCGAATTGCGCGATGCTCTGGCGACCGTCGAGAGCCTTCAGCGCGAAGCGAATCACCGCTTGGGCAAACTTGAAGGGCGTGTGTTCGAAATCGAGCTCTGGCGTGCGCGTCTGCAGGGCGCAGCTGCAACCAGCCGCGTCGTCTGGCTTCTGGCCGGCGGCGCAATCACCGGCGTGGCTGTCGGCATCATCAACAACACCTAGGGGACGTCGTGATCAGCAACGGGCAGGCAACGCTACGCAAGGCAGGGCACTACCTCGGGGCGCAGGAGGGTGCCAAGCCAAACCGTTCCGGCGATCCCATTGTTGACGAGTGCCAGGAGATGTACGGCTTGCTGGGTGTGCCCTGGTGCGCTTGTTTTGTCGGGTATGTAATCGACAAGTCCGAGGCGTCGGCGCAATACAAGAAGGACGCCAAGGCCGTCGTGCATCCGTCCACCGCCGAGATGGTCGCCCGAGCTCGCCGGAAGGGCTGGTACGGCCCGCACGGCAAGAACACCAAGCCCGGGGATCTGTTCATCATTGACGGCTTGCATGTTGGGTTTGTCAACGCGCTGAACAAGGACGGAACCTTTCAGACCATCGAGGGCAACGCCAGCAATGGCGTAAGGAGCCTTACCCGGGCGTGGTCAGACGGCTGGCAGGTGATCAGCATTCCCGGCGTCGGCAACCCCGGGCCTGCGGCCGTGGTCGACGGCTATGGATTCGACGACACGAGCGTGAAGGTTTACGGCGGTTGGCCAACCCCCCAGGCGCGTGACCAGCAGCTGAGGAAGTTTGCCGCCGCCAACCCGACCTACTGGACTCAGGCCGTCAGGGTGCAGGCCAACAGCAAGTACGCCTTCCGCGCTGGCCCTGAGGGCACCTGGAACCGCTGGACGTTTGGCCCGTGGCTTCACAACACTGGCAAGCAGACGCGGGACGAGCAGATGAAGAAGTGGAGCGAGAAGCACAAGGCCACGGCTCGCCCGTGGAAGAAGTCCTACAAGGAAGCGTGAGCCATGCCGCCTGAGATCGTCCCGCCCAGCACTGTCGTGATCGAGCCGCCGCCAGCCGAGCCCACGGACTACGACGAGAAGCAGGAGAAGCCCGAGTGATCCCGAAGGTAGGACCGTCGACAATCGCAATCCTGACCGCCGCTGTAGTGGTTATGGTCGCTTTCGTCGATACGTTCGTAGAGGGAAACCCGAGCGTGACGCTTGCCGCCATCAGCGCAGCTTTGACCGCCTTGTTGGGCGTGCTGCGCTCGTGGCAGTCCGTATCAGCGAATGGGGAGAAGGCATCATTCGACGTTCAATTGCCGCCTGGGGATTCCTGATCGCAGCATTGCTGCTGGTCGGGTCCATCGAGGCAAATGCAGCACCGTGCCAAGCCCACCAGGGCAAGGCCAAGACAGAGTGCATCAAGCAGGCAAAGCGGGACCGCATGGCATGGCCCTCCAAGCCTTCCGAGGCTGAAATACGCCGGCGCATTGGCAACGCGCAGTGGCGCAAGGCCGAGCGCGTGGCAGTGTGCGAAACCGGGGCCAATTGGCAGCACTACCCCCACGGCACCTACATCGGGGGCATGGGCATGTACCGGCGCACCTACGGCATTGGGCAGGCCGTCACCGGCTACCGCTGGCCGTCCGAGG